TAAAAAGGAGTAGTAAATGTTAGAAAATGTAGAAGCAATAGAACCAAAGAAGCCCGCTAAATTATTTGTAGCTACACCAATGTATGGTGGGCTATGCACAGGCGGTTACACCATGGGTATCTTAGAGTGTGTGCAAACGTTTATGCCCCATCAAATCCAAATGTATTACTCGTACATGATGAATGAGTCTTTGATTACTCGTGCCCGTAATGGCATGGCATATGATTTTATGCAGTCAGACGCAACACATCTGATGTTTATTGATGCAGACATTAGCTTTAAACCTGCTGACATTGTGCGTATGGTCAAAGCCGACAAAGATATTATCTGTGGATTGTACCCAAAGAAAGAAATTAACTGGAAGTTAGTACACGATGCGGTCAAGCAAGGTGTGGACTACAAAGACTTGGGTAATTACACAGGATCGTTTGTGGTTAACTTAGTAGGTGGTGTCCACGAAACAGTAGGTAACATCAACGAACCCATGGAGATTGACAACGGCGGTACAGGGTTCATGCTAATTAAGCGTAATGTTTTTGATACTTTAAAACCATTAGTGCCGACTTATACCAACGACATGATCTTGATTGTAGATAAGAACCCAGTTAAGAAGATTATTCACGAGTTCTTTGATACCAGCATTGATGAAGAGTCTAACCGATTGCTCTCAGAAGACTACCACTTCTGTAAGATTGCTCGCAAAGCTGGCTTCAAAGTCTATGCCGCACCTTGGGCGAATCTAACCCATAGCGGAACGTACAACTTTAGCGGTCAACTACCAAGGAGTTAAGATGTTACCTAATTGCGAATTAGTTAAAACAGATGGCACACAGTTTCTTGTGTTCAAAGGGCAAGACTTAATATCAACCCATTTAAAACAAGAACTGTACGAGAACGACATCCATCAACTAAGCCTTAAGTTATTAATGGATGCACCCGAAGGAGTGGTGCTAGACATTGGTGCAAACCTAGGCACGTTTTGTATACCCCTTGCTAAAAAAGTATCAAAGCATACATACCATGCCTTTGAGCCACAACGAATAATACATTACCAACTATGTGCCAATACGTTTATTAACGGACTAGATAATATCCATTGCCATAACTTTGGGCTGTCTGATAAAGAAGAACGAATGGTACTTACCATGCCTGACTACGCTAATGAAGGCAACATTGGTGCGTTTAGCATGGACAAAGAAGTTCGTAAGAATGACTACGAGTGCAAAACCGAGGGTGTCAAAGAACCATTAGTAGTATTTACCTTGGACTCAGGTGCACACAAAAACGTACGCTTAATTAAAATTGACGTAGAAGGTCACGAACTAGAAGTAATTAAGGGTGGTATCAAAACCATCAAGGCAAACAACTACCCACCGATCATCTTTGAAGCATGGACATGGAAGCCATGGTTTGAACCTAAACGTAAAGCATTGCTTGAATACTTAGAAGGTCACGGCTATAAAATACAACAGCTAGGACAGAACAACTTAGCCACACATGGGAGTGCTAAATGACTGAAGAAGATAAAGGAATGTTACGAGATATATTTGCAGGCTTGGCTATGTGTGGGTTAATTACAAAAAATATAGGTGCGCCACAAGATATGGCTGAAGCATCTTATCGTATGGCAGATGCCCTAATGGAAGCTAGAGATAAAGGAGAAGAGCTTGGACTTGCAGCAATTAAACCTAGAAAAAGATACATCAGAAAAGGTGCTTGAGTGTGGAAAGAAATATTGCTCGAGCTGTACTAGCTATCAGCCTGATATTGGTGGTCAAGTGCTTGTTGTTGGTAGTCGGCATAGACCAATCCGACGATGGAAGTGTGCTCACTGCATAGCAAGAATTTCTGAAACTAAATATGCATCAAAGAGGAGAAAAGAATGAAAAAATTAATTTTGTTAACATGCGGTTTGCTAGGGGCATGCTCATCGCCTTACGTAGACAACTCTAAACTACCTGATACTACATTATTAGTAGAAAAAGAAGTTACACAAATGAGTCGTAGTCAAGTAATTATGGCGGTTCAAGAATGCGAATCTAGTGGGCTTAGACCATCAGTCATACTATCTAGACGTAAGATTAACGGATCCTTAGCGGATGTTCCTGTCGATGTAACTTGCATGCCAAGATTTGGAAAATAATATGCCAGCATGGTCATATAGCAGTCTTAAAACATTCCAACAATGCCCAAAGAAGTATTACCATCTTAAGGTAGCCAAGGATATTAAAGACGAAGGTAGCGAAGCCACAATATATGGCAAGGAGCTACACAAAGTTGCTGAGGACTATATTAAAGATGGCACACCCATACCTCCTCAGTTTGCGTTTATTCAAGAAACAGTAGATGCGCTTAAGAAGATACCAGGTGAGAAGCATACTGAGATTGAACTAGGCGTATCTAATAAAGGTGGCAGACTTAATCCTTGTGGGTTCTACGATAAAGATGCGTGGTATCGGGGTATTGCTGATTTGCTGATTGTTAATGGCGACGAAGGCTACCTAGTGGATTACAAGAGCAGTAAGAACGCAAAGTATGCTGACTTAAAACAGTTGGATTTACTAGCAGGTGCGGTATTTGCTCACTTCCCAGAACTTAAAACGCTTAAGTCTGCTTTGATATTCGTAGTCAGTAATGAGTTTGTAAATAAAGAACACAGTTCGATGCACAAAATGGCTTACTTTGAGCATGTGCGGTTTGATTTAGAACGACTAGAAACAGCTCTAAAAACAGGGGTATGGAACGCAGTAGCAGGTCCGTTATGCGGTTGGTGCCCCGTTAAGACTTGTCATAATTACAGGGAAAGAAGAAAATAAAGGTATGCAAGGAGAGCTTAAATGCCATACGTAAATAAACCTAGACCATACAAAAAAGAATACGAACAGTATCAGGGTAAACCCGAACAAATAAAAAACAGGGCTAAACGCAACACAGCCCGTGCGGAGCTAATGAAAGAAGGAAAGGTACACAAAGGTGATGGAAAAGACGTCGATCATGCAAAACCTCTCAGCAAGGGGGGAACAAGTGCTAGGGGTAATCTCAAGGTTAAATCCGCTAGCAAAAACAGATCATTCAGTAGGAACCCAGACCACTCCGTCAAACGGAATGCAAGCAAGAAATAGCATCCTAACGGATTACAACTGGCCTGGTAAACATAAGCCTTTTGCGCATCAAAAGCAGACTTCTGAGTTCTTAACGCTTAACCGCAAGGCTTTCTGCTTTAACGAGCAGGGTACAGGCAAAACGGCTAGCGTAATATGGGCAGCTGATTATCTATTGAACCTAGGTGTCATCCGTCGTGTGCTTGTGATTTGCCCTTTATCTATTATGAAGTCAGCATGGCAACAGGATTTATTTAAATTTGCAATTCACCGCACATGCGATATAGCTTATGGTAGCCCAGTGCAACGCAAGAAAATACTTGCTAACAACGCTGAGTTTGTCATCATTAACTTTGATGGAGTAGACATCGTCAAAGAAGAAGTCCTAAAAGGTGGGTTTGATTTAATTGTTGTAGACGAAGCAAGTGCCTATAAAAATGCACAGACAACCCGTTGGAAGACACTCAGAGATATAGCTAGTCAAGTTAAGGGCATGTGGATGCTTACTGGTACTCCAGCAGCACAATCTCCTGTAGACGCATTTGGCCTAGCTAAACTTATTAATCCTAATAACACTCCTAAGTTCTATGGGCAGTTCCGTGACCAAGTAATGTTTAAAGTAGGCACATATCGTTGGATACCAAAGCCTCAAGCCCAGTCTGTTGTACATAAAGTGTTACAACCTGCTATTCGGTTTGAGAAGGATCAATGTCTAGACTTGCCTGATGTAACTTTTGTAGAACGAGATGCTCCGCTTACCCCTCAGCAAATAAAGTATTACAAAATACTTAAGCAACAAATGCTAATGCATGCAGATGGAGAGCAGGTTAGCTCAGTAAATGCGGCTACCAATATTAATAAGCTACTGCAGATCTCTGGCGGTGCGGTATATACCGATACTAGAGAAGTCATACAGTTTGATGTATCTAATCGTTTACGTGTTATTGAAGAAGTTATCAACGAGGCTTCACATAAGGTCCTGGTGTTTGTTCCGTTTACACATACTATAGAACTGCTAAACAAACATCTTACCGGAGCTAATATATCTTGTGCAGTTATTAACGGGCAAGTGCCTGTAAACAGAAGGCACGACATAATTAACGACTTTCAAACAACAGAAAATGTTCGTGTGCTTATCATTCAACCTCAAGCGGCATCACACGGGTTAACACTAACTGCTGCTAACGTAATCATTTGGTATGCTCCTGTAACCAGCGTAGAAACATACTTGCAAGCCAATGCACGTATTAACCGCCCGGGGCAAAAGAACCCCATGACCATTGTGCATATCAAAGGAAGTGAAGTAGAAGCTAAGCTATACAGAATGTTACAAAATAATATAGATAGCCACACAAAAATAATTGACTTATATAGACAAGAAATTGAAGATATAGCTTGACATTGTCAAAGTCATTGGTATACTAGTGGTTCGTAGTTAGAAGGAGCTAAAAATGGAAGATGTACAAACAGACAAACTTGCAGAGATTTATATAAAAATCCGTGACAAGCGAGCTGAGATTAAAGAGTTGTACGAGCAACAAGACGAAGAGTTAAAAGCTCAACAGGACTTGCTCGCAGAAAAGATGCTTGAAGTATGTCGTGACAACAATGCCGATAGCATTAAAACACCAGCAGGGACAATTATTCGTAAAGTGGATACACGGTACTGGACGACTGATTGGGATTCTATGTATCAGTTCATACAAGAACATGATGCCTACCCCCTGCTCGAGAAGAGGATACATCAAACTAACCTCAAGCAGTTTCTTGAAGAGAATCCAAATCTGTTACCTGCTGGTTTACAAGCAGACAGTAAATACACCGTGGTCGTTAGAAGGAGCAAAACATGAGTAATATTTCTATTTTTCAGCAGCAAAACACAGTAGCAACTAATCGTGAGGTTAGCGAATTATCTAAAGCTCTAGCGGATAGCGGTGGCGGTTCTACTAGTCGTCGTATTACGATGTCCAAAGGCGTATTCCGTCGCATTGTGAACGGCAAAGAAGCAGGCAAGGTTAAAGATGGTTTCTTAAATGTAATCGTTATTAACGCATTACCAAAGGTATCTCGTCAGTTCTACGCTACTGCGTTTGATCCTGATGCTGCCCCAACTCTACCTGACTGCTGGTCTAACCAAGGCGATGTACCTGACCCTAAAGCTGCCAATGCTCAGTCTACAAACTGCGCTACCTGCTCACAAAACATTGATGGTTCAGGTACAAACGGCAAAGGTCGTGCATGTCGCTTTAATCGTCGTGTTGCTGTGTTGCTTGAGAATGATATGAGTGGAGATATTTATCAATTTAATATTCCAGCCAAATCTTTGTTTGGTAAGGGTGTTGGTAATACGCATCCATTTGAGAGCTATATTAAGTTCCTGCCAGCTAACGGCGAGAGCATTGATCGCATCATTACTCAGATTGCATTTGATGAGAACGAGACGGCTGATGTGCTGAAGTTCACCCCAGTGCGTCATTTAACCGATGAAGAGATTGATGTTGTAGAAGCAGCACAAGCTACTCAAGAGTCTAAGAGAGTTATTCAGTTAACTGTTGCTCAGCAAGATGGCGTTGTAAAGCTACCACCAGTAGCAGCTAAACCAGCTTTTGAATCTGAAGCTGAGCCCGATGAGCCTGTTGTTAAACGAACCAAGAAAGCTGAAGTGCCCCCTGCTGCACCTAAAGCAAAGTTAGCAGATGTAGTTAACGCTTGGTCGGATAACTAATAATGAGCTACGGCTATAGTGCTAAAACTATTCAGCTTAATAAACAGGCTGATAGCAGTAAGCTTGGTGTTGCTCTTGGTAAAGCGGCTATAAAACTAGGTATATCAGTTGCAGATGTAGCAACCACTATTGGGGTTAGCAGGCAAACGATATACAACTGGTTTGTGGGTTCGTATGAACCCGATAAACGCTATGCCAAGAACGTAACTAAGTTACTGAATAGTTTAACTAAGCACATTAAAGAATCAAAACTTAAGTAATAAAGAGCATCACCGGAAGGTGAGGGGGGATTAGTCCCCCCTTTTTTCCCCTAACAACGAGACGAGAATGGCAAATATAGACCTACTAAACAGAGTGCAAAGCCCCAATGGGTGGCTTACCGTGCTCGGCTTAAAGGGTAAGTCTGCTATACAAGAGCTTGTTCAAACACGAGAAGAATTTGATAAGCACGTAGAAGATTTTCTGTCCAAGGGCAGAGATGTGTATTTTGGTGTTGCTAAGTTTGAGACAAACCTAAATCGTAAAAAAGAGAACGTAAAAGACCTCAAAGCATTTTGGCTTGACTTAGATTGCGGTGAAGCAAAAGCAGAATTAAACCCAAAGACAAATCGCCCTGATGGCTACATAGACCAAGCAACAGGTTTACAAGCACTAAAAGACTTCTGCAAATTAATCGGATTACCAAAGCCTTTACTTGTTAACTCAGGTCGGGGTATCCATGCGTATTGGCCCCTTGTTAACCCTGTTAGTAGGGAAGAGTGGGAGCCAGTTGCTAATCG